GAAAGCAAAGCCGATCGATAGCAATGACTTGCTAAGTGAACTCGGGCTGTAACCCCAACCAACCATCAGAGGCTCAAAAATGTACGTCACATCACTTGAAATCAAGAAGCAACCCTCGTATGAAACCGATGCCGGGCAATATCGTGCTCGTGTCCAGTTAGAGGGGCCAACAGGCAAGCAGGAGATTAACCTTTCCTCTGCTGCCATCTCTCGTGTGTTCACCCTCATTGCAGAAGAGGTAAGCAATCGGGCGAAGAGCAATGCGGCACAGGTGAAGGCAGGAATGGACGAGGCTATTCACTCCCCACTTCTCCTGGAATCAGCTAATGTTGCTGATAACATTCCGTTCTGAGGCCAACATGAGCACACCCCAAACACGGCCCCTTTTCCCGCATACAGTAGATAGCACGATCCTATCCGCATTCCGCTCCTGCCCTCACAAGTTCTTTCGGCAATATGTCGAGCATTGGAAGCCCATTGCGCAGTCCGTCCACCTCGTTGCCGGTGGTGCATTCGCCTCCGCAATTGAGGCCGCCCGCAATTCCTTCTATGTTGAAGGTCTGCCAGCAGCCGATGCTGAAGCTGCTGGATTGGCTGCACTCATCTCTCACTACGGGGATTTTGACTCGTGGGATTGAGTTCTCGTTCGCGGAACCGTTGGATGTACGGCACCCGGTAACTGGAGATCCAATCCTCTACACGGGCCGCAGTGACATGATCGCAGAGCGCTACGGCGCAGGAATTTGGGTATACGATGAAAAGACGACCTCATCTTTGGGTGCTACATGGGGCAGGCAATGGGAAATGCGAAGCCAGTTTACTGGTTATTCCTGGGCTGCCAGGAGACAAGGTATCAAGACAGCTGGAGCGATTGTTCGCGGAGTATCCATCCTCAAGACTAAATACGATACTCTGGAAGTTCCGACTTATCGTTCTGATTATGAAATCGACCGTTGGGAGCAGCAAGTTGTCCGTGATATCCAGCGAATGATCCGCTGTTGGGAAGAGGGTTATTGGGACTTCTCCCTGGATGGTGCCTGCACAGACTACGGTGGGTGCTCTTTTGTGCCAATTTGTAAATCGTCAAACCCTGATGATTGGCTGTCATCGAAGTTCGAGCAGAGGGTCTGGGATCCACTAGCCCGACGCGAGTTATCAGTGGCAGAGTATGAGGCGTCTTGGGATCATGTGCGTGGACCTGGGATGGCACCAGCAGCAGGCTTACGTGGAGTTGGTCCTGATATTGGGCAGGCTCTGGGTAATGAACTGGCTGGGATGCTCTAATGAGAAAGACCACCGTAGGGAAAATTCGCCGGGATAGGGAACTGATCCAGGAGAATCTGATAAGGTATAAGGCTCTCCTGGAACTACTACAGAAGGAATGTAAACACAGCAGTCTCAGCAGGATTCCTAAATCAGATACTGGTAACTATGATCGGAGCGGGGACAGGTACTGGTTTGAATACAATTGCTCTGACTGTGGGAAATCTTGGGAGGAGACTCAATAATGTTCACCCAACACCTCACCGTACATGGGCAATACCTCGGCAGCATTCATCGCGGACTCACCCGCGTGCATTCCGACATGCTCCGCCCCGTCAGCTACGCATACTTTTGCCCTGACTGTGGTGAGGTGTGGGCACAAGCAGCAATGGAGACAAAGCCGAATGGCGGCAAGGGCAAGTGGTGCGTGTGGACCGTTCCTTGCCGATACCATCCCGGACTCTCCCCGTTCTCTGTAGCCGGTTCCCTTCTTCTGAGTTGGGAACATGACTACAATGAGGCATTATTGACCTCCCTTGAGGCGGCACGGTGGGAGATGGATAGACACCTGGAATTATTTGATAGGAAAATAGCATGAGGAATATACGTTTTGAGGATTTTATTGCTTCATTAGTCTGTGTGGCTGGTGCCATTTTAATTGGGTTAGGCACACACTCAGTTGATATCGGCTTAGGAGTTGGGTCTATATCTCTTATTATTCTATCGGGGCGAGCATGACACAAGAGCAATTGAGTAAACGTATCCCCGGCGTCAACGTCCTGCTTATGGGTCCGGCAGGCACAGGGAAGACCTTCAGTATTGGAACCCTGGTTGACTCTGGTGTTGAGGTCTTCTACTTGGGCCTCGAACCGGGTATTGAATCCCTCCTAGCCTTCTACAAGGACAAGGGAAAGGAACTCCCTGCCAACCTCCATTGGCACACACTCGATGCACCGAAGGCCAGCTTCTCCGAGTTGATCGACAGCGCAACGAAGATCAACACGATGCAGCTAGATACCCTGGCGAAGATGCAAGACCCCAACCGGTCGAAGCACAACCAGTTTATTAAGATGCTGGAGGCTCTGAATGACTTCCCTGATGACCGAACTGGCCAGCGCTTTGGGTGTGTTGACACTTGGGACACTAGCCGGGCTCTCGTTGTTGATGGCATGGCTGGCTTGGCCCGTGCGGCAATGAGTTTGGTTGTCGGAGGGAAACCGGTCCGGAATCAGTCCGATTGGGGGATTGCTCAAGATCAAGTGGAGAAGATCATCCGGTTGTGGTCCGATCACTGCAAATGCCACTTCGTCCTCATCGCGCACGTTGAGCGGGAACAGGACGCAATCATGGGTGGTATCAAGCTCATGGTGTCCACCCTGGGGAAAGCCCTGGCACCGAAACTCCCTCCGATGTTCAGTGATGTCATCCTCACGGAGCGTAGTGGAAGTAACTTCACCTGGAATACAGGGAGTGCGATGGCTGATGTGAAAACCCGGAATCTGGCGATTGCGGAGAAGCTGCCAGCAGACTTTGGGGCTATTGTTGGGAAGTGGAAATCACGAGGAGGTGTGCTGTGAAAACCCACAAACCAAAAACTGACCTTATCAACCAGCCCCCACACTACACCGGGCACCCATCCGGCATTGAGTGTATCCAGATCACCGAGCACATGGGGTTCAACCTTGGCAATGCCCTCAAGTACATCTGGCGGTGTGATCTGAAGGGTGATGAAATCGCAGACCTGCAAAAAGCTGTCTGGTATCTGCAACGCGAGATTGCCCTGCGTGGAGGTGTCTAGTAATTACCGGTAGGAATTAAGATACATTACTTCCTACCAAGATCTATGCAATACCGTTTGACCCCTGGGCTCATTTGCCCGATAGTAACACCAACGGCACACAAACACCGTTGACCAAACTAAACCAACCTCTAAGAGAGAAACCAAATGTCATTCGACGCTGATGCTTTCCTGAACTCCTCCGTCTCCGGTTCCAACGATACCAAAATCATCCCTTGCCCGATTGGTGAATTCATGGGCGTGATCTCCAAGATCGAACCCCGTACGTGGCAATCGAAGGACGGCACGAAGACCGGTATCACCCTGGATGTCTCCTGGCTCATCGAAGATGCGGGTGCAAAAGCCGCAACCGGTCGTGATGAAGTCGTCGTTCGCCAGGGCATCATGCTTGACGTCACCCCCGGCGGCGGCCTCGACATGGGCCAGGGACGCAACATCGGCCTGGGCCGTCTCCGCGAAGCCGTGGGCAAGAATGGTCCCGGCGAACCGTTCTCGTTCAACATGCTGCCCGGTCTGATGGCGAAGGTTTCGGTCGGCCACCGTGAAAACCGCGATGACCCATCGGTGGTGTACGCCGAAGTAAAGATGACCGCCAAGCTCGGTTAACCCAAGGAAAACGCAATGATCAAACCAACAATCGGGCGTAAGGTATGGTTCACTCCATACTCCGGTATGGATGCTCGCAGTGACAATTCACACCCACTCGATGCAACCGTAACCTACGTGTGGCATGACCGACTTGTGAATCTGGCAGTACGCAGCCAGTCTGGGGATACGATTCCGGGACAGACCTCCGTACGGCTTCTCCAGGATGATGATGAAGCTCCTGAAGGTGGTTACTACGCTGAATGGATGCCGTACCAGAAGTCAGTAGTAAAGTAGTCCGACCATAAATGGTAACAGGTGCGCCAGTCAAAACGGTAGGCGTTAAATGGGGTG